CCTCGGTTAGCCCATTCAATAGTTAATAAGTTTAAGCTACGAGTAGCTGTTCTTAAATCATATCCTGTTCTTAACTCTGCTCCGCATCTTTCAAATGCTTCTTCTACGAGAAGGTTTAAGTCTAAATCAAAATTATGTGTTCCTGATGTAGCCATTATGTTTTCCTTGTTGTCCTTTTACGTCTAAGAGATGCAACTCTTCTTGGTTTACCTGCTGGTTGTCCAAGTCTTTTCTTTTGTGCAATTCTAGACTTTTTCTGTGCTGCTGTCATTTCTCCAGATGTTTTTGGAGTTTTAGTAGAAACTCTTTTACTAGGTCGGCAATATGGTGTACTTCTACCATCACCTTTTTTTCTACCACAAGCTTTACCAGTCTTTACGTCTTTCCAATCTTCTTTAAACCAACGTTTTAAAGCTAGTCCTTTTTTGGTTTTACGTACAGCCATTACTTTTTACCTTTCTTTTTCCTACATTTAGCAATAGCACCAGAAGCATAAGCACTAGGAAATACTTTATATGATGACTTTACTTTATGATAGCAAGCATCTTTTACGCTTCCGCCTTTTTTAAAGTTAATATTTTTTATAATACCCATACCTCTAGATTTCATCATGCTTTAGGTTTCCTGTGTCCATAGCCTTTTTTCTTAAGCTCTAAATGTTTAGCCATGGTAGGGGCTTTTACACCCTTACCAGTCTTTTTATCATACATCATGTGAGGTTTAAAAGCTGGTTTTTTAACTTTAGTTTTAGCTTTAGTTTTATTAACCATTAAACCATCCTACCTTTAGTACGTCCTTTTTTAGCAATACCATCTGCACGTTTAGATGCTGAACCTTGAGCTGATTTACGGTTACCTGAGTAAGCTTTTTTACCTGCTGCTTTCTTAGCACCTTTAGACTCATCACGACGAGCTTTCATAGATTGTTTTTTCTTACCTTTTCTAGCTCCTAATGAATCATCAAGTCTAGCATTGTATCCTTGCTTTTTAACTTTACCGCCTTTTTTCATGCCAAGTTCGCCTCTAATACGGCTTTTTTCATCTTTAAGATTACGAGCTCCAGAAGCAGTATTGGCACGTTCATTATCAACTCTACCTAACTCTTCTAATTTATTATCACGAGATGTATTACCACCCATCTTCATTTTTTTAACTTTACCACCTTTCATCATCATAGCTCGCCCAGCTGCATCTTTCATCATGCCAGGTTTACTTGCTAATTTACCTGCTGCCATAGCACGACCCATTTTATCAGTCATACCACCGCCCATCATTTTTTTAACTTTACCACCATACATATAGTTCTTTTTCATTCCGTTCTCCTTAGTAAACTCTTGTCCAGTTGATTGGTTAACACCTACTTTTTTAGCAAACTTTGGATTATTAGCCACTGCCTGCATAAATTTTTCTTGTTTTTTACTTACTGTTGGCATTTACTTCTTCACCCTATTACTTGATGCTTGTGGTTTTCTTGGTTCTACCTTTGCAACTTTAGGCTTTTTACTTACTAATCTTTGCACAGTTTTAGTTTCATATATTCTAATACCTAACCATACAATTGTAAAAAGAGAAGCTAAATGAGGGAGCCATGAGAGCATAGTGCCTACAGCAGTAAAGATAGACGTAGCGTCTAGTAAGTGTTTCGTTGATTCATCCATTTTTAACATTTCCATCTTCTGCGTGCTTGTCGCAGTCTAGAGTTAGGGTTTTTAGCAGCTTTAGGAAATTGTTTCATTTGTCCTGCAGACCTTGCACAAAATGACTTACGTCTTTTTGAATCTTTAGAACCTTTTTTAACTTTTCCTGTTACAGCTGTTTTAAGTTTAGAACCTGGGTTTGCTCTACGATAGGCTGCTACGCCTTTTTTTGTCATTCCCGCTCCAGATTTAGTCTTTCTAAAATTACCAGACTTAACTGAAGTTTTGATTCCCATTCCTTTTTTTCTAGTTGTTGCCATCTACACACAATCTCCTAGTGATTCAAACCAACGCCTCAATTGCTCAAGGCGTTCTTCATTACTAATTGGTTTGGGCTCTTCATCCATAACTTATCCACAGAATACCGTTAATGATGTCACGGCTGTTGTTTGAGTTATTACCCCAAACGTTGTTTCCGGCTCATTCCCGTTAATTAAAATTCCATCACCTGGTAAAGCCATTTGTTGTGACTCTACGTTAGCTGGAGTAGCTATACTTAATAAAACTCTATCTGATGCCGCATTACCATCTAAGGTTAATGTGACACTACCTGCTCCTGCAGAACCTACAAAATAAAATCCTTTTAGTCTAGCTCTAGGTAGAGCCATGCCATCAGCAATAGCATTACCAATACTTACATTGGATGCTACCGCTGCATCTGATGAGATGCTAGTAATTTTAGAGTAATAGTTTACGGAAGTTGCGGTGTCAGCATTAACACCAGCTACAGTTTCAGTAGTTACAGACTGAGATAAATCCCCAGCCACATATCCAGTAATAGTAAATGTAGCGGCAGTTGCATCGCCCGCACAAGTAAATAGAATCTTATAACCAGCCCCATTATCTAAAGGCTGGTTAGTGAGTAGTGTTATATCTCCTGCACCACCAATAGTACCAGCGGCTCGGAATAACGTAGCTGAGTAGCTAGGAGTGACGGCCCATATATCTGTTGTTATAGCCATTGTCTATTCTCCTATTAAGCTGTACGTGTAATAGTATAAGCAGTAGGGCTACTAAATAATAAAGTATATTTAGCCATGCCTGTAACACCTGCAGGTACAGTAAGTAGTCCGAATGATGCGCCTACAGCAGCAGCTGCAGCTGATAAAATTGCGTTAACGCCAACAACCATTGTTACTGTATTAGCGCCACCGGTATTATCAATAACTAATTCAAAAACTGTTCCTGCAGTTGCTTGTAATTGAGCACCTAAAAGAGTCCCAGTTGGAAATGTAATACTTGTTCCTGCTGCGGATGTTGATGTAATATACCCTGTAGCTACTTCGGCTGCAGTTGCAGTTGCAGTTGCGTTAATAGCTGCGGAGGTAGTGTGGTCGGACAGAAAGCCGCTTTGTGATACGACTGGTCCCGAAAATGTGGTTCTTGCCATGATATTTCTCCATACAAAGTTTAAGCTTATCCGTCGTGTATGCGTCTGCTGGGGCAGTCTGATAAGCTGGATGTTCCCAGATAATTAATGATACTCTAATTAAAGCTTTTGCACAACAAAAAAGGGGCCGAAGCCCCTTAGTTAAAACTAAACAATTACTTGTTCATTACGTACATTGTTACTTCAAAACCGAAACGCATTTCAGTTGCTGATGGTGTAGTCCAAGCCATGGTGTTTCTCCTTTATATTAGATTTCAGCATTGCTGATACAAAGATTATATATTTTAGTTACATTTGTGCACTAAGTAAATTCATGAGTTTATCCCAACTTATCAAGTGCTTGCGATACTTTGCGTTCCATCATAGGTATAAGTCTCATACCACTATATCCAATAAAGAAAGCTATAGCTGGAGAAAAAGTTATGTGAAGTCCAAATTGATTAATAATAGGTGGTACAAAAAACTCAGCTGATATAGCTGCAATAAATACAGATAACATAAATTCTATACGAGCACGTTTACGCTCTACAAGCCAATTAATATGTCCGCCACGAGGCACTTTGCCTTTAGCTTTTTTAACATTGTAATTACAGAAACCTCCTAATACAGACGCAACTATACATACAACACTAACTCCAAACATATCAATCAAATACTGCATATCTGTCCTTGATTATAATACAACCCTCAGCTTCCATGCACGGATAGTCAGAATATAGTCTATTACCACAACTAAACCCTGTTATTCTTCTTGGTCTAGATTTTAAAGTATCTATTAATATTTCTGTGCTAGATTTTTTATCATTAAATAATGTTCCTACATCATAAATATTTCTACTTTTATCTATAAATTGATAATACTCATTGTGTATAAAATACGTACACCCTGATAAAAAGAAACTTAATAGTAATATGCACTTAATCATTTACTTATATTATACCTTATAAAAAAGAAAACCCGACAAAGAGGAGCCGGGTTTTCAAGAGGAGTGCTTTAATTAAGCACCTGGTGAACCCCACATACCTAAAGGGTCTGACCAACCAAATGAATATCTTTCACGGGCTTTGTATCTTACATTACCTGTGTCAAAATCACCGTCCATAGATGTTGTTAAAGCAGTTCTTTCAAAATGCTTCATACCATTAGGAACGTCGGTTGTTAAGAAATAAGCGTCAGCGTCAGTTAAATAGTGGTTTATTGTATAACCTTCTGGAATTGCACCATTATTTCTCAATGCGTTAAGGTCGTTATCAGCTGTACCAACACGTTGTTGAGTATCTAATAAACGAGTAGCAACGAATTGTAATGCTGGTGGAATTACCAACTTACGAGGTTTAGCAGCAATCAATAGGCCTCTTTCATCGGTCCAC